GATCAGAGCCCTCACAGATGCGGCAGCTCTTGGGGTTCCCAGACAGTACAGGCTCGACAAACTGGTTAGCGACGCTAAAGGCCATTTAAAAGCCTGGTGTACCCTCCAGAACGCGCCCTACGTTCGACCCTTTATGGTTGCCCTTACGGTTGAGGCGCTCGTCTACAGTGGCAATGCTGACCCTGTACGGGGTGATATCGAGGCGTGTGCTACCTATATCTGGCAGAACAACTGGGATCCAGTAAAAAAGGGCTTCAGGTACACAGACCGGAGCATAGGCAACGCCGACGATCTCGAAGTTCAACCGGATTTAAACATGTTAATTTTTCCTATTTATGGATGGCTAAGATGGGAGACAGAAAAGGCAGCGGTTCTAAATGGCGGCGTCATGCGGACAGATTCTTCAGGGCAATTTCACGCTGGGGGAGCGTTTCTGTTCGGCGTCAAGCAGTTCAACCAGAACCACAGGAGTGCGATACCGTATCTGGTGTGGGCAGTAGGGCCGACCGCTACTCCCTCCTCCCTCCCGACTTCAACACCTACACCTACCCCTACCGCAACGCCGTCGGCTACTCAAAATCCGACACCGATACAAACCCCGTTGCCCACCATTATCCCTACTATTACTGCGAGTCCCACACTACCACCTTCCAGTACACCTACCCCAGTTGCGACGCCTCTACCGAAGATGTGCAAAAAGCCGACAACACTAACCTCGAAGTACCTGAATTGCAGGTTAAACCGACTAGTGAAGATTAACGGGTTGAGGGAGTAGGTATGATTCTAGATTTAGCATACGACGTTTTCGAGTTGTATCAGATAAGGAAAGAAAGGGCGATTCTGAGAATACGCTCATTTATTCATAGAAGATGGTGGGAGTGTTTCATAAAGGGGCACCAACTCCAGTATGTAAAGAGGTTTATTATCCGTGGTGAGTCGATGACTCGGGAGGAGATTGACGGAAAACCGACACCGATAGAAGAACCGAAACAAAAGAGGCAATCGATCAGGAAATTAGATGATGGGGTGTATATGCAGCGAGACGGAAGCAAGAGTACCCATTATTTTTACGAGTGCAAGAACTGCGGGAAGAGATTTAAGGAGGGCGTCGAATGGCTGTAAGAGAAGTATTAGAGCTCGGGCACATATTGAAACGAAAAGACCCCTCTGCGCCATGTCAACATTTATTACTTAGACCAGACGGTCAAGGTGGAAGGCAGATCTATAACATAACGCACGACTCCCCGGGTTACTACGGGGATATTGAAAAAGACTGGTATATTCTTGGGAACTACAAAGATTTTCCAGGGCTAGTGTCGGAAAAGATTTATAATTACTACACGGTGCCTTAGTGAACTGCCGCAAGTGCCAACACCCAATAGACGCACATGGATGGCCGGATATCTGTCCTAAGTGCGAAGAACCTATCAGACACAAGGCACCATCATTTAGAGAGCGTATAGGGCAGTCACGGACCTCCAAAGTGGCTATGGATGCATGGGTAGCAGCCTATCAGGCAGGGGCTAACGGGCTAGATATGTGGCGGGCTTATGCGGAGTGGAGTGATTCTATAGAATAGTAGGAAGGCAATGGACGAAGGCTATTATGCTTTGGTTTATGCGGTACTAGAAAGAGCGGTGTTAGATGCGGTTTGTGCGTACAAGTTAAATAGTTCTGGTATGAAGTCGGCAAAGTACGTCAAGCGATCCGCCATCGTTTGGTTTACCACCTCTTGCACTGACAAGGAGGATCCAGAGCCCTTCACCTTAGATTGGTGTTGCCTACACTTGAACCTTAGTCCTAATGTAGTCCGGGATTACGTCAAGGCAGAGATGGCAAAATACCCCCTCGGCTCACCACTACTCAAAGAAAGAGGGCGCGTGTCATTCAACATCATAAATGTTCTAGACCCGCTCGAAGATCACGGGATGAGAGAAGTGGCAGTTAGAGAAATCTTTAGGCGACGGTAATTTTCTCAGTCTTAGTGTACTTCTGAAGGTTCTTCCGAATCCTATCAGCAACACCTAAAGCCAGGATTATCTGGACAATCGCATTAATAGCGTTCTGCCTAGTAGGGGCGGCGAGAACAGACTCTATTGCAGCCTTGATCATAGGGAAATCAGTGATACCAGGGATAGTCATCAAGACGTAACCGAGGATCGTTTTCCAGCCGCTAAGAAAGTTAAGAAAGCCCATACTGTTCCTCCATTAAAATACGGAGCGGTCCAGCGATAAGGGTGAAGATGAGATGTGGAGACGAGAAAAACAGCAGGACTAAACCCCCTATTGCGTGAACCGCTCCATTTGAGGCTATATTATGGAAATAGCTTAACGCAACCGGTTTGCATTAACACCATGGCGAAAAAGAAGAAAAAGAGCGGTAAAAAGAAAAACTGCTAACAGGATTAATCGATGCCCTATGTTAAGGGCCAGAGCGGGAACCCCACCGGGCGCAAGAAGATTGCACCGGAGATTCGCGAGCTGGTCGATAAAAACACAGAGCGAGCTATAAGACGAATATGCAAGCTCATAGATTCAGACGATGAGCGCGTAGCCTTATCAGCGGCGGTATATATCGCAGATAGAGCCCTTGGAAAACCAAGTCAATCAGTAGAAGTCACTGGCGAAACGAGAACCTACGTTATCGCAGTACCAGTTAAAACCGACATGGAAGGAATAGCGTGGGAGAGCCAATACAACCCAGCGCAGAAAACCCTGTCACAATAGTATGGTGCCCACAGAAGGGGCCACAGGAGGCGCTTCTTTGTTGTCCCTACGATGAGATATTCTTCGGAGGGGCTAGAGGTGGGGGCAAGACCGATGCCGTCTTAGGCGAGTTTGCAGCCCACGCCGGTGAGTATAAGCAAGCAGCTAATGCGCTCATGGTGCGCCGGTCCCGTACAGAGCTCAAGGAAACAATCGAGCGCTCTAAGCAGCTCTACGAGAAGTTGGGCGGGGTGTTCAACGGCACCGATAAGATCTGGGTGATGCCAGGCGGTGGGCGCTTAACCTTTGCCTACCTTGACAACGATACCGATGCGCAGAACTACCAAGGAGATTCACGCACTAGGGTTTATATCGAAGAGATCGGAAACTTCCCTAACCCTGATGTGGTGTTTAAGCTCAGAGCAACACTTAGAAGCTCAAGCGGGGTGCCGTGCAAGCTCATAGCGACTGGCAACCCAGGGGGGCCAGGGCATGGTTGGATTAGGGACAGGTATATCGACCCGGCGCCGCTAGGCTGGAAGCCCATTCCTACAGAGCTTAAGAACCCTTTCACGGGTGAGATTACTATCAAGCAGCGGGTGTACATACCCAGCCGAGTTACAGACAATAAATTCCTCGGCTCGGACTATGTAGCCAACTTGCAAATGGTCGGTGACGACAAATTGGTGCGCGCATGGCTAATGGGCGACTTCTCAGCTATAGCCGGGGCTTACTTCGACTGTTTCAGCCATGACCTGCATGTAGTACCACCATTCACCATACCATCACACTGGACACGATTCAGGGCTATGGACTGGGGAAGCTATAGGCCGTTTGTGGTCCTATGGTTTGCTGTATCGGACGGTACGGTGCCAGGAATCCCCAAGGGTGCCTTGGTAGTATACCGGGAATGGTACGGAGGCTCAGCGCCCAATGTAGGGCTAAAGCTGACCTCTGAAGAGGTAGCGGCGGGGATACTCCAGCGAGAGACGGCAGAGGATAAGATCAACTACTCGGTTTGCGACCCGTCGATGTATATCGAGGACGGCGGGCCAAGCATAGCCGAGTCTATGAGTAGGAAGGGCGTCAGATTCAGAGCAGCCGATAACTCACGCATAGCCGGTTGGCAGGAGGTGCGCGGTAGGTTCTTAGGTGAAGAGAAGCCCATGCTATTCATGTTCTCGACCTGCACCAACCTGATTAGAACCCTCCCCAACCTACAGCACGACGAGAAGAAACCAGAGGATATCGATACCGAGGGAGACGATCACGCGGCTGACACCTTACGTTACGGTTGCATGAGCCGACCCTGGGCGCGTATACTCCCCCCGAAGAGAGAAGAAATCACGGGACTTGAAAAAATGTCCCTAAATGACCTCTGGGAGCGAGAAAAACGGCGAAAAAGGGCCGTTTAATGTCCGAAAACCTAGAAAAACCCTCAGACTCGCTTGGCGATAGCCGCAACACATGTGCCCGCTGGATTCAGGAGTTAAAGCTCTATGAGAAGGAATTCAAAAAGTGGGAGAAGCGCGCGGAAAAGGTGGGCGCGAAGTACGCTTCGGAGGCTAAAGGCAGCGATGACAGTGATGATTCCCTTTCTTCTGGCGGTTCTGGTTACAATATTTTCTGGTCAAATATCAATGTTCTTGGGCCAGCTCTTTACGCCCGTCAACCCGTTGTACAAATAGAACGGCGGCATAAGGACAAAGACCCTCTATCTAGGCTTACTTCAGAGACTTGGGAGCGGGCTACAGGCTTTGAATCAAAGAACGAAGATTTCAACGGCATAATGAATGAAGTTGTGCTTGACTACCTAATCACGGCTCGGGGTACAGCCAGAATCATGTTTGATGTTGAGACAGCCCCTAGTGTTGACCCAATGACGGGGCAGCCAATAGAGCAGATCGTAAAAGAGGCGGTGCCTACTCAGTACATCTACCCTAAGGACTTTAGGCACCAACCCGGCAGGGTATGGGAAGAAGTATCGTGGGTGGCGTTTCGCTCATATCTCAACAAAGACGAATTAGCAGCTAGGGGATTCCCTGAAGATCTACCCATGACCCATAAGCCAAAGGGTATGGAGGATGACAACTCAGAGCATGGCGAGCAATTCGGCAAAGCCGTCATCTGGGAGATATGGGACAAGGGCACTAAGAAGGTCTATTGGCTTTGCGAAGGGTACGATCAGCTATGCGACGAGAAAGACGACCCATATCATCTATCGGGATTCTTCCCCTGCCCTAAGCCTCTCTATGCTACTCGAAAGCGGGGTACTCTAATCCCCGTGCCTGATTACGATATCTGCGCCGGCCAATATCGAGAGGCCGACTCTCTCACGCAGCGAATCAAGATGCTGACCTCGGCTCTTAAGGTTGCGGGTGTATACGATGCCTCAATGAGTGAGCTTGATAGACTCCTCAGCGAAGCCACAGAAAACCGACTAATACCAGTACAGAATTGGTCTTTCCTTGCAGAGAAGGGCGGCATAGATGGCGTCATTTCTTGGCTACCGATTCAGCAGATAGCAGAAGTGTTGATGCGGCTCTATGAAGCGCGGGATCATATTCTTGCCGAGATCTACGAGATCACGGGCCTCTCTGATATTGTGCGAGGTAATTCAAATGCCAATGAGACAGCCACGGCTCAGCAAATAAAGGGCAATTTCGCTACCCTCCGAC